CTAATATATATTATAAATATACATTAAACTAATTTCTTTAAAAAGTAACTACTCTACCTTGTATATCTGTTGTAGGAAATTTAACTTCAAAAATACTTGGATCTAATGAAGGATAAATTATATTATTTATAGTAGCTCCTTTAATATCATATGAATATTGTGAGTAATTAGTATTACTCCCAGCTTTATTTATAATTTCTACTTTCTGTACAGTTTGAACTCCTTCAATTTGATCTAAATTGCTATAAATTTCTGGTAAAATTATAGGTTGGTTTATTTGCCAATTATCAATATTAAAATAAGATTGTAATAAAGTTAAACAGTTATTTAGAACTAATCTATTATTATAATTAGGTCTAACTATAATTTCAAAATTTACTCCAATATTAATAATAAAAGCATCATTTATATTAACCGCGTCAGTTATCATTCTATATTGAGAAAGATAAGTTTTTAGGTTTTGTTTTAAAGCATTATTAGGTACTGTTAAAATATTATTATTATCTCTAGATAAAATATATAATGAAACTGCATTATAATTTTGAGTAGCCATTAAGTCAGTTGTAAAATTATTTTGAATACTGATATCTTGGTTAATGTAAGCTTTTGAGACTACTCCAAATTTTGAAGGTAAAGATAAAGTTCTAATAACATAATCATCTTTAGTTACAGTTCTTAATTGGGTTGGGTATGATGATAAAGCATTTTGTCTTATTTGCTCATTAGTATCTCCATCTCCTCCACCATTAGCTGCTTCTTCATTATCAAAAGCTAAAGAAGCTAAAACTGTATTAGATAAAGTAGCATCTATATTATTACCATTAAATATAGTAGTAACTCCTGAATTTTGTGTTAATGTACCTACAGGAGCGTTTGAAGTAGCTCCTCCACCTTTTAAATAAGTTACAGTTAAAGTAGTATTTGAAGGTGCTATTCCGTAAGTTTGAGTATATAAAAAGTTTGAAGGATCAAATGCAGTTGTCATTTTATTCACTCCATAAGGTAATCCTAAACCTATATTATCTGAATTAGGAATAATTTCTTCATCAGCCCCTGATGAAACTCCAGGACCAAATTGCATTTGTAATTGATTATTTTCTTTAAATCTAGTTACAAATCTTCTAGGTACTTTTTTTAATTTTAATAAATAAGGTACTGTCTCATTATATTGAGATAAATTGGGATCATTTTGAGCTATATTAGCAGTAGGTTCAAAAATAGTATCTTGAGCTAAATAAGGTACTTCATACCATTTATTATTATTAGAATCAACTACACTAACTATTTCAATAATATTAGTATCACTAATATCTACTGTAGGGAAACGTTCAGGATTACCAAATGTTATATTAGTAGAAGTTAAAGTTCCTGCTGATGCCTTAACTGTTTTTTTTAATAAATAAAATTGAGGATTTTCAAAAACATCAGTAGAATAAACTGAAATTTCTGTTTCAGAACCTGGAGTTGATTTTGAAAAGTCTAATTTTTCATTTATAAAGAATTGGACATTAGAATCTAAATTTGAGGATACTTTACCTCCTTCTTCTAGAATTAAAGCATAATTAAAATCTGGTTCATATTGACCTGAGGCAATAGTAGAAGGTACTACTTGATAAACTGATAATACTACAGAGGCTGCTTTAGTTACTTTAGGTTGGTAACCAAAAGTGTAAGCTTGGGCTAGTAAATTTTTTCTTTGTTTAGCAAATTGAAGAAAATTTTCTTGTATTTGATTATCAATATAAAATGATAAAACATCCCCTACATAAGATGCCATTTCAATAAGCATCATACCAGGTGAAGCCTCATTGAAATCATTATAAGTATTTGGATAGTAAGTTTGAGCAAAATTTATTAATTGAGCTTTTAAACTATCAAAATCTTTATTTAAGTATTGTACGGTCTTTGAATTAGCCATTATTAATTATTGAAATTTATTGTAATTTCGTCTTGTATATTAGTATTTCTTATAGAATAACTAAAATAGATTTGTATTAAATTTTGATCGGGTAACGCACTAACATTCAAATTAGTTAGTTGGATTTGAGGGAAATAATCACTTAAACCAAAAGTAATAATATCTTCTAAATTTTCAGCAGTATTATTTGTAATTTGTTCAAATAATTGTTCTCTAATACCTGCTCCAAAATCAGGACTCATTATTCTTTCTCTTTTACCTGTTAAAAAGAAATTTAAAATGTTTGATTTAACAGCATCTTTAGTAGTGTAAGTTATATTTAATCCTGTAGGACCATCAAATGGTACTTTAATACCTACACCTTTGCTAGGTTGTAAGTCTAAAGGATTAATATTAATTACATTATACGCCATTATAATTTACCGTTTTCTTTTAATTTACCCATTAATCCTGTAAAATCAGGAACAGCATCTATTCTTACATCATTAATATCATGTACTGGGGCATGTTTTGATATCATTTGATCTACCGATGATACTACAGGAGTATTTACTCCACCCATACCAGGCATTCCACCAGCCCAACCTACTGCGTCTGAGGCATTATAACCACCGTTTATAGATCTCCATTCACCTTCATTTGCTGTTTCATTTAATAAATCAAACATTGGGTTTCCAGTAGACACAGGAGTTTTCTTTTCAGCTAATATTTCTGAAAATTTGGGTTTGTAAGTAGACTCAACCTTAACATGAGGGTGAGTTTGAGCTTGAGTTTTTGTTTCAGGCGTACTTGCTATGACTACTGCTTCAGTAAGGATACCTTTAAGTTCCTCTCTGATTACAGTTCTCATTTCTTCTCTGATTAATTTTCTTAAAGCTTCTAAATTCATAATTATAAATATTTAATAATACAACTTGTTTTTAATCTATGTCATTAGGAGTAACAGTGACATCATTTGGGTTAAATCCTAATTCATTCATTTCATTTATTATTTGTTGGTTAGTAGGAGCAGAATTACCTTCATCACTAGTACCTACATTTCCTAATTTATCTATTTGATATTGACCTTCTTTTATTAAAACCTGATCATCAGAAGCAAAAGTAGGTGTACCTTCATAAACAGTAATACCTCTTTGATCAGCTACTATTACTCTTCTTCTTAATAATTTTATTCCAGCATCAACAACTTCTTCTTTAATAATATCAATTTCATATCCTCCATATAATGAAGGTAAAAGAGTATCTGTTTTAGCTGTAGGAAATAAATTATCTAAAGTAGTTAAATTATTTTCTAAAGAAGAAATAGCACTTTGTAAACTTTGCTCTAATAAAGGATCATTTGTATAAGGACAAGCTAAAAGATTTTTATATAAAATGTTTAAACCAGTTAGTAATCTTAAAATTTCTTTTCGTATTCTTTGTATTTGAAGAATTATACTTTTACTTAAAAAAGTAGATATCATTCTAACTATCTTACCATAATCATCAATATCAGCTTGAAATTTCGCAACTCTATCTGCTTTAGAAGTTAAAGAACCATCAGTTTTAGCAAAAACAGGTCCTCCTCCTCCCCCAGTAGCTACAGGAATAGGTGATATTTTTAATATTTTACATACAAATTTAAAGATTTTTACAAGAACATTTATTAATTTTAAAATAGTATTAATTAATTGAACCATTTTTTGAATTTGAACAATTCCTTTATCTATAGCTTTTACCTGTCTTATAATAAAAGCTACACTAGAAGCAAATCTCTCAGGTCTAATAAAATCTCTTAATTTTTTATTTAACTCTTCAGCTTTATCTCCTATAGCTAAAGTAGCTATATTAATAGGACTCATAAAAGGTCTTAATTTATCAGAAAAAGATTTAATAAAAGATATTTGAGTTAAAATTAATTGTTTAGGATCAACTCTAGCATCAACAGCATCACTTGTAGTAGTTAAAACTAAATTTATTTGATTAATAGTTTGTACTAAACCTTCTCCACCTGGGAATATTTCAACTAAATCCGGAGGAGGTATAATATCTTCTAAAGCTACTCTTATTTCTTCAATATTTTCTTTATAAGATAATAAACGTTTTTTATAATCTTCTTCTTTTTCACCTTCTCTTTTAAAAGGATCTAATTTTTCTTCAGCATTATTAATAAAATCTGTTACAGATTTAGCGTACTTTAACATTTTATTCTCTAAAACTCCTCCTGGAGGTAAAGCTTTAGTTAAAATATAGCCTAAAGGGTTACAAAAATCTATCTCGTTAATTTTTCTAACAGCATCATTAATTTTATTTAATATATCTAATATCTTCTCTACAGCATCGTTTATACGCTGTGGAGCAATTTCTGTTAAAACTTTAGATATTCCTGGAGGTATAGCCATTATAAAGTATAGTTTTTATCTGATATTATGTCTTTTATTCTACTTTTAATTCTACCCACAGATTTATTTAAACTGTCACTAGCTGTTATTATATTAGTTATACCAACACCATTACTATCTTGAGTGCCACTTAATTGAGCACTTAAAACTCTTAAAGCATCTAATATATCATCTAAC